CCTAGATCACGCTGCTGTGCTGAATCAACGGTCCCGAGTATAAGCACGTTCTTTCATTTGTCAATGCATTTGTTATAGCTAACTTCGCCTTCGTGTATACAAATCACGTTCATCTTCCTTCTGGCGCTGATGATCTAGAATGAGCAGGCCATGAATGCTTTGCTGTAGTCTCTTGGCTTTGGCAGCCTCCGCAAATGCTTCAGCTGTATGCTCTTTGCAGAAACCTTGTGAGCCTACATGTCTTAGCGCGATCGATCCGCAATGGCAGGTCATTGACCTTGCTCCTTTGCGCCCTGTGAGCGGGCCGCTAGAATAGCTTCACTGAGTGCACGGACACGGGTTGCGCCCAGGGCGCGAGTTAATTCATTCCATAGCATCCTGTTCTCAAGTTGGGATTCCGACTCCTGCTGTCTCAATGCATTGTGCTGCTCGATATAATCCCTGAGCATTCCTTGTAGTCTCTCTACTTCTGCTCTCAGTTGAGCCACTGTGCGGTCTTTTTCCAGCAACTGGTCGTACCTCTCAGCAGCCAGTCTTGCGAAGTGCGCCTGTGCTTGAGCAGCCTTTACAAACAAATCGATAGCAGCATTCCAGTGAGTCCATTCGCCAATGCCTGCGACCATAAGAGCGCCGCGAAGCCTCTTCTCCATCTCGGTTCCCTGCGCATCATCTCGCAAGTCTTTGATGGCCTTCTCAAAAACCGCTTCATTCTTCCGCAGTTGAGCCGCTTCAGATTCCGCTTTATCTGCCCTCTGTTTCTCTTCTAGCGCAGCAGTTAGTGTTTCGGTGAGGTTCTGATTGCAGATGGCATGGACTGGAGATTTGAGGTTGTGGGCATCTGCCTGCAACTCGTTCCACATCTTGTTCCATTCGACTTGGCCGAGGTTTAGATTGCGGTTATCCTCTCTCAGTTGAGCCACTTCAGATTCAAGCCGTTGATCGACTGCGAATATCAGCCTATCTCCACATCTAGAGCAGATATAGGGAGCATCTGGGCTTGGATCATCTGTGGCGATGGCATCCTGTAGAAAGTCGCAGGATGAGCACCAACCGGTTGGCGGTATCTCTGGCTTGCTCGACACTGGCTCAGTCATTGGCGTCCTCTTTTCGGGTCCGTTTAACGATTCTTCCGCAGCGAATACAAGTCCGCGTCAGATCATCAGAGGCATTCGTCACGGCAACTCCACCGCATTCACATCTGGGCCACGGCTTCAACTCTGTGCTCCTGTCAGTCACTTGGTGGCCTCTTTCAGTGCCTTGAAGATGGCGGTAACGTGGTTTCCAGTAGCTCCCATGTAGCCCGTGTACTCGGTTGGAACCCGAATGTCCCATGTTTTGATTTCGTCCCAGATGGCATTCCAAAGCGGGTCGCGAAGCATTTCCTTTGTTGGCTCGGAATAGTTGAATGTGGCAGGCTCCAACTTGTCTCTCCTGCGCAGTTCATTGAGTTCGTCCCGCGTATATTGCGGGTCTGGGTGCCGTGGCGCGCAAAGATTATTCATTCCCGTGCTCCTGTCACTTGGCATTGCTCACCTCGATTCGTTGGGCAGCGGGCCTGCGTTCGTAAAGCACTGCATCCCAGTAGTGCTGCGATTTGCTGCAATAGATCCGATTTAGAAAGTTCTTCATCTCCTGCGTTCCTAGCGATCCAACAGGAAATGAAACCACTTTGCCATCGACGGTGTACGGCAGATGGTCCTGCTCGATAATCCAGACGCGCACTTTCTGCTCTGCTTCACTCATTGTCATAGGGGCATATTCACTTTCTTGACAGCAGAGGCATTCACTAACTTAATCCCTTCCATAGCCTCAAGAATCGTGTCTGTCACTTCAAGTAACTTCATGTACTGATACCAAGCCCAAGGAGGCTCGCTGCCTGATTGAATCTTGGCGTTGGCCCAGTCTCGAATACGCGATAGGGCTATCTTTGCTTCATGGTTGGTCATTGCTTCACTCATTGGGGGCCTCGATTTTCATGCCGCGCTGGAGATCGGCTAAGGTGGATTGAATGCAGCCTAGGATGCCGTTCCAGCGTTCACCTTGGCGGCTTCTCGGCAGTTCGTGCATAAATGCGATCTGAGATTCCACATCTTTAATCTGCCGTTCGCGCTCAAGGGTGAAGGCGTAGGCTTCGGGCCATCCCCCGGCGATAGTGGCAACGTGATTCCCTTCCGCCCATTCGCCGATGTATATGCAGACGACTCCAGCCTTTACGTTGCCCCATCTGCTTCTGACATACTCCTCTTGCTCCATCACCTTGGCCTCCCCTCAACTTTCGCGTCTGCTTTCTTAAGCAGAATCAACCCCTCCAGCGCAACGATGACTAAACCTAAAGTGAAGAACGCATAGTCATGCCGCCATAGACCGCTAATAACAAGGCCGAAGCCAAACCCCATAAACAACCTGCTAATGCGTGCGCTCATCTATCGTGGCCTCCCTATTCCTAGCAGCACTCTGCGAGCTGAGTCGGATCTGCATTGCGTAAGTTGCAGCGTGCCTATTTCTCGCACTCTGTATTCAGTGACCCCAAGCATCTCAGCAAATGCTGAGACCATATGGCGGGCCGTCGACACTGATCTACCAGGGCGATGTTTGCGCCATCGCTTCTGGCTTGCCCTCACCTTTTCGGGATTGCGCTTAGCCCATGCAATGCTGACTAACTGCTCACACTTCCTGCAGACAAAGCCTTTCCGAAAGGCGCCTGTGTTCCGCTCAGTTCCACACCTCTTGCATGTGCGGGTCATTTCATTGCCTCCACCTCAAAGCATGTGCATCCCTCTTTTGGCCGTGTCCAGTCGTCGACCACCACACGCAAATCCCTCACATGGGCATCGCTCATTCGCTTGCCTTTCTTGTCGCGGAATACTCCAGCGTTAGCCAGCCCGTCAAGGCAGAGCTTGGGAAAGTTGTCCACGTCCCCCCGCTGGCCCTCAGCAAGCCTCACCAGCAGCGTCACGCGGAAGCGCTTACCCTCAACCGTCTCGCCGCGCGCATGAATCGCTACAGCAGCCTTAAACGCCACCGCTTCGCCTGTCTGGTAATGCCTGCCCTTGCGCGTGTGCTTCGCATAGTGGTTCACTGACGGCGGCACAAATGGAACTGTGAATTCGATCACTTGCCATCCTTTGCATACATGCGCGCCAAAAATGTTATGCGGTGATTTCCCAGTCTTCGGAAGTTAAGTCGCTTATTGAAAGCACAAGGTCGCCGTTATACACAAACCCTCCTTCGTCCCAGTAGAGTTCGAGTAGGCCGCCTGTCCGGTATCCCTTTTGGCGATCAATGCGAGCGTTATGCAGCCATGTTGAGCGGCGAACCGCTTTCCCCTCTGCCAGCCACACACCTGCCTGCTTAATATCAGCCACGCTTAACCTCTTTTCTGAAGAAACGCCATGATCTTGGCTACCTGATACCACATGCTCTTGAGGGCGTGAGGGGTCATGCGAAAATAGCCCTCCACGCTCGATACACTGCGTCGAAAAAACCGTAGGCAGCAAAGGCCCAGATGATGCAGCCGAAAATGAACTCGGCATTCGCGTTTACCTCTTCGGGCTCCAAATTCAAGCTCATTGCCCCGCTCTCCCCATCCAGGCCGTCACTTCGACCGTCCCATTAGCAGCACTTCGCCGGCTGTCGCTGTCAGTTCAAATCTCTGCTGCACTCGAATCACATCTTTGGTAAAGGACTCACATCTGCCGTCTAGCCTGTAGCCCTGCGCGCGGCCGTTGGCTAAGCCGCGGTGAAAGCACTCGAGGTTCGGCGGATAGTACATGTGGTGAAGCTCGACCTTTAGCCTCGAATCACAGGCAATGCATATCTTGGGTGCCGGGTGACTTTTCCGAAGCGCTTTCCACTCGTCTGATTCCATGTATGCTTCGTAATCGAGGCTCATGCTTGCCTGCTTGGGTCACGCTCGGTTAGCGGGTCGTAGCCAAACTTCTCGCGACGCCAGGCGATCTCTTCAGGCCGCATGCATATTTCCCAGTTCCTGCGCTGACGGTCGAAGTAGTCTTTATCGCCGTTATAAATGTCTTTTGCGATGGCGCGCTCCTGTTGGATCTCGATCTCTTGTGCGACTTCATCGGGCCTTGGGAAAAAGCTCTGGCCCGCTTTGATACGCAGCGCTCTGAGGGCCTTGAGAACTTTGCGGAGGGAGTATTTCAGGGCTAATTGCTCCAGATCCTCCTGATACACCTCGATCGATTCCCCCTGATCCTGCGAAGGGTATCGGCGCGTCATGGTGTCCATTTCCGCCAAGAGGATCGACAAGTCCTCGTTTGACAGCGATCTCTGCGAGCTTGATGCGGGCGCCGTCAATGCGCTGCTTAGTTGGGCTTCCGTTACTCTTTCCAGGTCCGTTGCTATTCGGCTGCGATCCATCTCCGCTTTCCTCCTTTGGCTTATTGAATCGATCTATTGGCGCCATGCGAAAACTGCTCAGTTTGGGAATCCAGATACCAGGCCTGTCGGAGTGGTTGATATCGCTGCGACCCCAATGCTGCAACAGCGGTTTCATCGTCTCAGCGTTCAGTTGGGGATTCGCGTTTAAGAGTTTCCCTAGAGCTGCGCCTTCGAATCCATCCCATTCGGGATTAGCTCCGGCGTTCTTGTGCTGGTATGCCACGAAAATCAGTTCCTTGCAGGCCACGTGTCTTGGATCTTTCGAGTGCTTCATCTCGTCACTCGACGCTTTGCGGCGAGAAGGCTTTTGCTTTTGTTCTTTACTTGAAGAAGAAGAGGAAGACGAAGAAGAAGAAGAAGAGTTCGCATTTGGTTCAAGCGGCCGGTTCGTGTTTGGTTCAACCATTTGCGAACCACCCTTCGCATTTGGTTCGGAGTAGATCTTCTTTGCTCTCCGCGCTTTGCCTGATAACTTTCCGCCCTCTGCCGATTTCTTGCGCCACTCTAGTTGTTTCTTGCGTTCCTTTTCGAGACGACCATGCAACAAGCGCACACCGTTTTCTGTTTCGATTTTGCGGAATCTTTGCACCACCGTTTGTACGGTTTCAGGCGCGGCATTTTTGAGTAGCCTGGAGAGCAGAACGGGGTCTGAAGGTATGCTGCCTTCGCGCCAGCAATACGAGATTGCGCGGATGTATGCGCCCTCTTCTTCGAGGGTCATCAGCGTCACGTTCTCGTCAGCCAGATATTCGGCTGCGTACCACTGGAATGCTGGTGAATCTGTGGTCTTACAAACCCTTTTCAAACTTGCTTCCCCTGGACCCCTGATGCTTGGCTGATAAAACGGTTTACCACTGAACTCCAGACATGAGTAGTTTTGCTGATGCGATAGGCATTGTGCTCTGCGCTACGGCTTTTTGAATCGCTTCGCTAATATTCATGGCAGCAACCTTCACCGGATATGCCATCGGAGCGGTCTGCACCATTCCCGGCATAGTGATTGGCTGCTCAAACTCAACTTCGTACACATTTCCCCACATCATGCTGTCTTTCCTTTCGCGTGCTCATTCATGTGATCTCTGTGGCACAGTGTTCTAACGTTGTCGAGCGTGTCTGAACCTCCAGCGCCACGGCTGATGATGTGGGCCATGTCGTAGGCGACAGGATCGCCGTCAAATCGTGGCGTAAAGAAAGTGGAGTGCCCGCACTTTTGGCAATTGCCCAGATCGCGAGTCCAACACTGAATGCGTAGCTGCAAAAGCGCTGCTCCACTGAGCCGCACAATCCCGAGCTTGCCTACTCGCACCTGAGCGTGTTTCTTGGGGCGTATGGGCTTGCTGCTGCGCTTGATGGACGAATAGGGAGGCATGGGTACGCTGAAGTCAGTCATAGCTGGCCTCGATTGCCTGCTCTGCTATTGCGCAGAAGAATGAGCAGGAGAAGTTGGGCTCCCCGCGCATATCTGCTCTACCCTCTGGCAATTCCGATAGCGGCATACGCTCACCAGCCCTAGGTCCACTGCGGAACCTGAGAAAGTTGGCATTCGGCCCAATGCTCTCTTGGATCGCCTGAACTTGGATGAAGCGCTGGGGAAAGTCGGCGCGGATGTTCTGCCAGTAGGCTTGTCCGCCTTTGGGGCAGCCGATGCAGTTGGCATTGTCGTAGCCGAGGCGGTACATCATCGGGAGCTCAATACCAGCCCGTTCGATCATTGCGAGACAGTCCGCCTTGCCCAGTCCCCGCTCAATCAATGGGGCGCGGAACTTCTCTTGCGGATAGAGGTCACAGATCGCATCAAATCTATCGATTTCCTCCGCCGTGAATCCGAACACGCTCACGTCATCGGGAAGTAGAACCTTAGCCAGCAACTTGCGCTTTAAATCTTGGCTGCAGCGAGCAAAGTTTTTCTTCTTAATAAACTTGTGCCGCAACCAGACCTCATCCACTGATGCGCCATACACTTCGTCGCGCAGAACCATGATTGGATGGGCAAACCATCTTTCACAGTCAGCAAGAAAGCGCCGATTGTCCTCGTGCTCCTCTTTGAGAAAGGCGTTGACGATAACCACATCATCGGGCGCAAACTCAGAGAGAATTAGCTTGGTGGCAACTGCCGAAGCTGCGCCACAAGAGAACTGGCAAACATATCTCATGGCGTCAGGCTCACTCCCTCTGTAATCTCTTTTATGGCAGCGGCGTACTCATCTGCTTCGCTCAGTTCGGTGGCCAGCACTGCGGTTTCTAGCTCGCGCACAAACTTGCGTTTCTTTGCATACTTCGAGGGCAGCGCTAGTTCGCCGTCTTCAATCAGCCATTCGGTAGGGGCAAAGCCGTCGACGCGCAGCATCTCTCCAATCTCGTCGTTGATCTTTTGCGCTTCAGCTTCGAGTTCGTCTATGCGCTCCTGGTTCCACGGCAGGTCACGAAAGAAGATGCGTTTCCCTTCAGGCTGGCGAGGGTCGAACCCTATGAAGATTCCCTTGCGGCGGCCGGTGCAGGCCATCTGCCAATACATCTGGTCCCTGTGTTCTTCTGGCACGCCCTCGGCATGTCTCCACTTGAGATAGTTCGTGCTCTCAGGGCATTTCACTTCGATAATGGCGTCCTCGGTAACTCCGTCCGGCGATGCACCGGCAAAGTCGAAGCGGGGATGCAGAACAAATCCGACAGGCATGATGAACACGTTGCAGGTCTTCTCAAATAGAGCTAATGCAAACGGCTCGTTGTCGATTCCCCACTGCATTGCTGCATTTGGCGGTTTGTTCTTTACCTCTCTGCGCGTCGTGCGCTCGGCCATCAACTCCCAGGCATAGTCAATGCGAGCCTGCAGAGCCACGCCACGGCGTTTCTCCTGCTTGGAATAGGCCATGAGGTCTTTCATGCGGCTGGCGGTCACACGCCCAAGCCTGTGCTCATGCCACTGGTCGCCTTGCTGTCCACCGGATAGCTCTCTCATGCGCGGAACCCCTTTCCCTTCCAAGTGGTTTTCTTGGCTTTGTCAAAGGCTCGTAGGGCTGAAGGATCATTGGCGCCAGCCTGAGTCGCTGTGAGATAGTTCTTTTTGAGTTCGTCGACGTCTCCAGAGCCTTCAATCAGCGCAACGAAGTCCATCACGATTGATTCGTCCATCAGGTCTTCCGGCTTGGCTTGGTAGAGTTCCTTTTCGTCTTTGTCGATGCCGATGGCGATGTTGAATATGTCGAGCATCAGATAGCGCTTCACGCGGCTTGCGGCGGATGCATCAGCGTCTGCCTGCTTCATCGAAGAATTGGCTGGCGCGCGCGAAATGTCTGCAAAGTACTCGCGCGAGATGCCGCGGTTCGATAGCGTTGCGCACATCCGAAGCCTACTCTTGTCGGGCGTGTCAACCTCAGAGAAGCCGATAGAGAAACCGGCGTTGACGTAGATGGGCCTGATAGCGCGGTCCAGCTGCGCATAGTCAGCCCACATGATGCCGTTCTCGCGCTTCTGGTTGGGGGCAATGCGGCCTATCTGTGCCTGGCAGCCGTTCAGCGCTGAATCAAAGTCGACGCGTGCCTGGTACTCGCGCTCCTCACGGTGGAGCTTGGCAAGGCGCTCAATCACATCAATGCTGCCTTCTTTGTCGATCGCCAGTTCAAGCAGATCCATCGGTGTCTTGCGCATCAACGACCGTGGTTCTGGCGGGGTGAGGGCAAACTGGGGGTCCAGTGTGGTTGTCATGCGGTTACCTCTTCTCTGAGTTCGCAGCGCTCCGTTAATTCGCTTTCGAGAATGCGAAAGACGGATTCATGGTCGCCAGATTTGAGCAGCGGTTCGATCATCGGCCAGAGTGTTTCAGTGGCATACAGACTTGTGCCGTCGTGCCAGCAACGACCGCCCGTATAGCGGCAATCCACATGTGACGGCGCGCGATCTTGCATGTAGGTTGGCGGCTCGAAGTAATGAATCTCTAAGCCGGCGGACGCTTCGTATGGAGGCACGATTGAGATATGGAAATGGACTGCCGCTTTCGGCCCAAGCACAGACCACTCGTGCCGCACATAGCTAAACGGCTTAGACCACTTGTAAGTTTGCCCGCTGTATTTCACGCTGCCACCTCCAATGCATCCAAGAAGCAAACGGCATGAAACCGCTTGCCATTGCTGCTGGTAACTTCAGGCTCGCCACTCAACCAATCTCCACATTCAGCACAGAGCACGCGGCAGTCACTACAAACGGCACCGAGATGTGTCTGCTTCGTGGGAAACCAATCCCCGGAACAAAGTGAGCACTTGTTATGCATTGGCCTGCTCCTTCATCTGCGATATGTGCGCGTCCATCGCTGCGACGTACTGGGCTGATACGGCTAGATAAGCGTTGCGGGCCTCGATCTTCTCTTGTATGGCCTTGTTGAGCAGTTCGGTGAGCGCGTCGATGATGATGCCCCGCGCTATGAGCGTTTCCTGCGCATCTTCCGTCTGCGCCTTGAGTTGGTCGAGCGTGAAGGCTTTCATTGGGCATCCTCCGCTTTTGGCGACCAATGGGTTGGGCGGTAGTAGACATACATGCTGCCGTCAGGAAAGAACCAAAGATTTCCTTGGCGTTGGAGCGGCTGTTCGTTGCGGCAGCCCTTCTCGTTGTCAATCTTGGTATCTACGACCATGCCGTTAGGCGGGACGCTGCTAGATGTCTCAATCCATGCCTTCATTTGCCCACCACTTTCTTCTCCACGTCGCTTACCTTCTGCTCAATAGCGGCAGAGACGTTAGGCAACTGAGGCTTGCTCAAAGTGGGCAGAGGGCTAGGGACTTCCTTGAAGAAAAGCCAGATGCAGCTTGTCAGCACGATCATGCAGAGCAGCACGGTTGCAAGGGCGAGCCAGCGGGGAGCGCGGGCTATGTGGATCTCGAGCCGCGTATGGGGGTTGGGATTGGCGTAGATCATTGCTGGCCCCCAAAAAGGAACAGCCAGATGAAGGCTGCCATGCAAAGCTCAATGGCGTTCAAAATCATGTGGTCGGCAAGGAACTGCCAGCCTGAGTCTTCGAAGCGGCGGCCACGCGATACCCTGCGCTCCTCAGTCCGCTCCTCAGCCTGAACGGGCTGTATGCCTAGCCGCTCCATCGTGGTTGCGACCATTTCGTATAGGGGGGTCATGCTTCCTCCGTGCAGATACTGCGCTTTGCGTGCTTGCATTCGGCTGTATACTTCCCGAATAGTGCTCATTGGGCTTTTGCTCCTGAAAATTTCGGCTCCATCGGAACCGAATACAGCCCTGTGCTCGATTGATTACTGCCCTATGCTGCCTTTTTCCGGGGGCGGTTCCAGTAGGGAGACTTGCATTTACCGCAGCACAGTGGAGTCTGAGAAGCAGACCGGAAGGTCTTTTCGCAGCGCTTGCACTTGTGTTCGTAAATGATGATTGGTTTCATGTGAGAACCACCTTAGTATGTACCATCGTATATGTCAAGAACTATTTTCGCCCACCTTTGAAAATAAGTAAACCGCCCTGCTTTGGAGCGGGATCCAGCGCCATCGTATCCATAGCAACGGCTTTCTTTTCTAATCTCTGGCGGGAATACCGGCGTTTTGTAAGGGTGTCGGAGTGGCCGATGATCTCCTGCGCCATCTGGTCGGATACGCTGGGATCGGAGAGGATTTTCGTCACAGCACAGCTGCGCATGTCATAGGGAACGAAGTGAGCCAAGCCGCATTCCTTGAATATCTCGTCGGCCGCGCGGCGTATGTTGAGCATCGGGCGGCGAAAGTCAGGGGGCATCTTGCGTCTAGGGTTTTCCTTGTCACGATCGGCCCGGTGTGGCAGGATGTATTGCCCCGGCTCTGTGCCTCCAAGCTCCTCAAAGCGCCTGAGAATCCAGCGCATCGAGCGCAGGGCCATCCAGTTCAGCGGGATTGTGCGGATCCTAAAGTCGTTCTTGGTGCCTTCATTGACGGTTACGAAGGGGATTTCCTCATTCAGTATCACGTCGGCCCGCTTGAGATGGCGTAACTCCCCAAAGCCCATGCTTGTGTTACCCATCACCACTAAGCAATGACCGGCAAGTAACCGCTTTGGCTTCGAGGCGTCCAATGCAACGGCCAGGAATCGCCGCTCTTCCTCTTCGCCCATCGACTGCCGGACTTTCTTTTTTGGCTCAGGCAGAGTGCGATAAATCCCGTCGATCCGCGGCCAAACCTCAACTTCGCGCAGGATCGGAATGAGCACCGATCGTATTTCCATATTGATGACAACGTTGGAAGCCTTCTCTTTGCGCCATGCCTGGTATGCCCTGAGATTGCCCACATGAAATTGATTCAGCGGCAGATCGCCGAAGAATGCGGAGAGAACTTTGACGTGCTCATAGTAGATCCGAGCCGTCGACGGCTTAATGTATTGGCGATGCGTCTCAAACCAAAGCGAGCAGGCAGAAGAGAACGGCGAGACTGGAGTCAGCATAGTCGTGGGAGCCCTAAATTGTTCGCACGCAGGGCAGGCCACATGGTTCAACGTGTGCTGAACAGGGAAATTATCGTGTGTCTGCTGATTGTGTGACGTAGCCAACATAGTCCGCGCGAACCTTTCGTGCAATAGCGGCCCGGTACGACTAAAGTGGTAAGAACCTGCATAGGAGGAAATGCGTCTGCGCAAAGGTTAGTTAAGGTACGGACGCACAGCGTCATAATCTTGTCGATCTGCTCTGCGCTCCATAATCAAAAGCACAGATATAAACGCTCCAGCGGCCAGCACGAGAACCAGTATCATACGTGCGGTCTTCATCTTTCGCCTTCCTTAAGGAAACCTTAATTTTTCCTGAACCAATTTATTGCATACTTTGGTACCTCTTGCAAGAATAATCTTAATAACCTATAATAATTTCTTGTGAGCCGCTCATATACTCCCGTCATGGTTGTGAAAAAGATCCCGTGCAGCATCTCTATTGATGAGGCGTTGCTTGCCGAAGTGGACGAATACGCCGAATCTCTGGGCGAAAACCGTAGTATCGTGATTCAGAGATTCATTCGGGAGGGCCTGAAGAGGGCAAAGAAGGCTGAGCGCAAATGAGTTATGGCTACATATACGTGATTACCAATACGCTCAATCAGATGGTGTATGTAGGCGCGACGACGCGACCGATTGAAAGCAGGTGGAGAAGCCACATCCATAATTCTCGCCGCGGCAAATATCGAAGTCCAATAAAGGACGCTATTCGAGACTTTGGAGCGGAGAACTTTACCATTCAGACGGTTTGCGAAGCGCGAAATCGGAGACAACTAGATGTGATGGAGCGCAAGTACATAGCCCAATACCGCTCCAACGATGAGCAGCACGGCTACAATCGGCAGTCGGGCGGCAAGAATGGCTATAAATCGCATCCTCGGACTGTCGCAGTGGTTGTAGCGCACATGAAATGGTCGAAACGCAAGCGGCTGTCCATCGAGGAGCATGCGGAGCGTATTCGCATGTGTTTTGCAGATCCGAAGAAAGCGGAGCAGCCATGAAACTCTGGTGCGCAGCTTTAGCTCTAGGTATGGCAGGGTGTGCGGCGTGGGGGCAGAGCGGGGGCGGAGGCGGGATAACTGCTCACGTCTGCAATCCTCAGATTCCGAATGATTGCCCCCTAACTGCAACGACAACGACTGAGCCCAAGCCCCTGAAGTGCGGCAAGTATCAGGAAGAAGCTATTGGGCAGCAGGCAAATGGTTATTATGGGCCAGTCTGCGTTCCTCTGATGCACTCAGTAACAGAGAAGGAATGGCAGGAGTTGATGGCGAAGCTGAAGGCGCTGGAAAAGGACGCCGTTAAGCATTCCGACGTGACTGCCATCTATAGCGTGACAGATGGAAGCACGGCAACAGATTGCAAAGTCCCGCCCGATGATCCAAAGAAGCCATGCGACAAGAACCAACCCTCTCAGAGAGGTCGCAAATAGCTCAGACTTGCACCTAAAATGAGGCATCTAATCCAGTAGAGGTGCCTCACCATGCTTGGAACGATCCTGGTTGTCTTTGCTTTCGTGTGCGAAGTTCTGGCGGCTGTCGGTGTTCCTAGCCCGCCCCGATTCAATCTAATGGCAGCAGGGCTGGCTTTCTTCTTTCTGTCGCTGCTGCTGGCTGGTGTGCATATCTAAATTATGGGGTGGTCTTGGTTCGAATCGCGCAGCCTAGGACAATGCGCGAGGTCGATAGGGATTACATCGAAGTGGGGCGCAACCCCCGCCACCCCTGCTCAAAAGACACAAAAAGAGGGGCAGCCTTTTGAGCTACCCCCGGAGACACATCTTCCTTTCAGGAAGGTCTATGGTGTTGGCGGTGTCAACTTTGCAATCTCTGCATTTGCCGCCGCGATGACGGAATCCCAGTTCTTGTCTGCATTCGCCAGCAGGGTTTCAACATCGGGCAGGTTGGCGCCGGCATTGGCGTTTCGGATCTGTGTGTAAATCTGGGCGCCGAGCGGCAGAAGCACTTGGAGCAGTTGCGCGAGGGCTAGTGGGTTCATATCGTTCCCCCTTCAATGGTCACAATTACAGCCAGCGCGGTACGGACGCCGACCATTGCAATCTGGTACTTCTGTTTAGCATCGGCTGACTTGATGCCGATCGCGCCTGCCGCTTCCAACTGGTCAATCGTAGAGATGGCAGTCGTCACGCATTGAATGGTGCCCTGCTTCGTGGTTGCTAGGCGAATGCAGGCGTCGACCGTCTTGCCGGCAGTGGCAACCGATTTCAGTTGCTCCTCAATGAACTTATGGTCCGCATCCGAGACAGCGCCGGCTTGGTGGCTGGCAATCTCGACTTGCTGGAAGCCCTGAACGGCGATCGATGCGCTTTGGGCCGCCGCCGCTATCTGTTGTTGGTTAGACCCTGCTGGGCAGCCGCAGAGCCATCCGACTGCGAGAAATATTGCTGCTATTTTGAGGAATTTCATGGCAAGTGCTCCGGTGGTACTGGAACGGTTGGGTCAGGCGGTGCGACAGGCCCGACAGTCAAGGTCGTTGTTGCGGTTGGCGAGGTCTGGGATACCGATGCCACACCATCTTTGTGTCCGTTGATATAGCCGTATGCGCCTGAAATCAGGTTGGTCCCGGCTGTGGCAACGGCCATAATCACGCCGAGCATGACAGTGGTGGTGTTGAGGTTGATCTTGATTAAGCAGCCGCCGAGTAACAGGCAGCCGAGAACCATGAACAACAGAGCCCAGAATGGATTTGGTAGGTCTTTCACTCTTTCCCCCTTACAAAGTGAACAACTTGACTTCTGCCTGCCTGCGCCGGGTTAACCCCGGAATCACTTTGCCTGCAGCATGGTCCCATCGCGGTATCTGCGCCGGTATCTGGTCCCAGCCATGCGACATCATTTGCGCCAGCGCCCCGGTGCCAAGATTGAACCCAAATGAGCAGAGAGCGTTAAATTGTGTCAGCCTGCAACTCGCAGGGGCAAGCTCGAGGATCTTTGCTTCGACCGGCTCAAGATCGTCATAAAGCAACGTCATCGCCTGCAGCACCGTAATACCTGCTGAGAAATCCTCTCCGGGCTTGATGAGATGGCCGATTCCGATAGTCGGCTTCCCTGCCACGTCTTTGTAGACGGAAGCCGAGAAGCCTTCGAAGCCCTTGATGAATTCAAGCCCTGCCTGGTCAATCGTCATTCTGTGATCCTTGGGCCGTCATCGCCCTTTGGAAGCGGTGCAAGCAATACGTTTTTGCCGTTGAGAATCGCCCTGATCGGCGCGCACATTGCTACCGGGTTTCTAGGCGGCGTCTCGCCAATCTCTGCTTCTGCCTGCATCATCGCTATTCGAAACAGGCAGTCAGCATTGTCTGATCCGTGCGAGTCTGCATAGCTTTCAGCCAGCTTGTGCGCCGCCCTAGTCGCGATTCGCTCTCGGAGTGTCGGCATTCTTATCTAGCTCCTCTTTCATGCCTTCTGCGTGGCTTGCCTTGCGCGTCAGTTCTAATAGCTCCGTCAGCCTGCCGTCTACCTTCCTTGATAGCCTATTCAGCATAGCGACGATGATCCCGCCGAATGCGGCAATCAGAGAGACGGCGATGGCATCGGTCACTTCGCGCCTTCGTGCCCGTGTGATTTCTGGTAGGCCGTCATCGCTTCGTTCAAGCCTTTCTCATAGCACTGCTGGCCGTATTCATTGAGAAGTGCGAGTACTGCGCTGGCGTGGGCTGTTGGAAGATCATGAATCGCTGCTGCGTTGGTTGGTGGGCAAGGCCTCTGGCCTACGCCGCCGCATGGAAATGGATTTGGTGAACTCATTTACCTGCCTCCGGGTGATAGTCGTTACGAACCTGAGAATCCTGCGGAGCCTGAATGCCTGAATGCTCCGGCCGCTCCCAATCAGAGTGAAACGATGTGTGGCTCAAACCCCATTGAAAGAGTGCTATAAGT